AAAGGAATGCTTCCAGTAGAACGAGAGCCATGAGAAGTTGAAATACCATTGCTCCTAATATCGCCCCAATATCCACCGATGCCTCCACCACTACTTGCAAGCCATACGTTCTCATCATAGTGAGCAGATAAACCACCCCTGCTGTCAGGAACGTAATTGAGAAAACAACTGATAGGAAGCCCACGGCTTGTTCCCCCGTTACTAAGTATAGGAGTACTGAACATGAACCAACGAGAGGAAGCGTAGTTATAAAGCCTTTGAGCCAATTCAAAATTTGTTTCCCCTTTGTAGGTTGCTCCGTAAACGGAGGCTCTTGCGAATGCTTCTTGTGCATGTGTTTCTTTCTCCCAAAAGTATCTATCCTTTAATGTGTCGAGACTAAACTTATCAAATGTTTCTTCTCTGTTATAATCTATTTCAATTCCTAAGTAAGGCTTAGTCCCTGTCTTATCTTCCGTCATTAGTTGAGTCCTTACTAGTGTTTTTTCTTTGTACATAAAGAGCTATTATAGCATAGTGTATAATTTTAAGCAAGTCCATTTCAGATTTACCATTCTTTTTTCCGTACCTCATAGCATACTTCATAATGTTACCTACACAAAAACTTTCTCCGTGTCCTGCATCTAATATCATATCTGTTGCTTGATACTTACCACCAGAGTAATGTTGGGCATAAGTTTTGTTTACATATTCTATTATGTCTTTTATAATCTCATCTTCTTTAAATTTATAGTTCATTATTTTTCCATTCATGAGGTAAACTTTCTTCGTTATACCATTTAAAATTATTAGTCTCAGCCCACTCAGCGTGAGTTCTTTTAGTTCCATCCTTTCTTTTCTTAGCGGCTGGCATCGGAGCAAAGGGTTTTTGAAATAAGAATATTAACTCATAGTTCTTAGGCAAAGCCGTCCGTATATGAATGTACTTACTATACTCTGCAAAATCCCAGAACCTTCCTTTAGCCTCAAGCAATATAGTCTTACCTTTTATCTTCTTTACAAAGTCAGGCTCATACTTATGCTTTATTATATAGTCAATGTTATCCCAGTGATGCTCCCATTTTTTTAAGATGGTGTCATGTAAGATAGCTTCCCACATGCTATCATATCCTTTAGGGACATTAACTTTTTTAGGTCGAGGCTTTCTTGGTACTCGTCTAGACATTAACAATAGAGGAGTCGTAGTTTTTAACTAGCTTCCAATATGTTAAGATAGAATTAAACATGGCTATATGTTTAGCATGTGATTCATCGTCCCACTTATGACAAGATATCAAGCCTGTATCTTCTCTGTCTACAAAGATAGAAACTCTTTGTGGGTTATCAACGCCACACCCTTGAGCATAAGCAGACAACTGCATACCATGTTCATCATACACTAATTTAGCAGGGTCTTTACCTTCTAAGTTATCCTTTGTTTTAAAGTCAACAAAGATACCAGACTTAGAATATAAATCTATCTTACCACCATACCCTGAGTCAGCACAGAAAGAATCTTCCGCTATCCATTCTTCATTAGGAAAATGTTCATCAAGATATTTCTTGATAGCTTCATAAGGCTCACTAGTAAAAGTACCTAAGAAACCATTCTCAATTAAGTCATGGATTTGTGTCCCCCTTTCAGCGGCTTTCATACCTACCTTCTTGGAGTCGTACTTACAACGAGAAGCAAAGACATCAAACGATTCATCTTCTTTACGTTCTAAAGTAAGTGCTGAATTTAAAGCCTGATTTATTTTCCAGTTCTCTAAGGACGGCTTGGCTATCATACTTAAGATGGTAGTAACGGAAGGAACTAAGCTAAGTTTCTTAGCATCTCTAAGTGTAGTATTCCGTTGCTTACCATTAGCCCCAATCAAAGTATACTTAGGGTCACCTTCTTGTGTATACCAATGTCCTGACTCAGCCGTGAATTTATTATAGCTGTCTAATTTAGAACTGTCAACAAGTTCTTCAGTTTTATTTATCATTTTGTTCTGATTCCTTGAATGCTTTAATAACATCCGATGAGAATAATTTCTGTAGGTTTACAAGAAACATCTTACTTGCTTTGTGGTCACCACCTCGCACAGTTTTAAACGTATCTAATTTATCTACGATTGTTCTAAGTACATCTGTTTTAAATACCAGTGTACAGAATTCGTTATCACCTACACATAAGTTATGAAACCAGTAGTCAGCTTCGGTAGCTTTGATACCTGAAGGCTTGCCCCACGATTCATATTCAATACAGATGTTACCTGTCTTTTGCCACATATCTTTTTCAGACTTTACTTCTATCTTCTTATCAGTTAGCATCTCTGCTATCTTCTCTTCCCTGACTGTGCCATAAGCCAAATCTATATCGAACTTCTTTCTATTTTCTTTAGTGGGTTTCATACCAGTTATCTCCTATGTTGTATTCCCCTGTCAAAGGGCAACGCATGTTATAATATTTGCTTGCTTCTTCTATTGCTTCAACACCGAACACACCAACGCATTCAGCCTGTGATTCTTTTACTTCTATCTGCCACTCATCATGTATGTTAGCTACAAACCTAGCATCAAGAGCATTGAGACTCATCTTCTCTTGTAGGATTGTCATAGCTTTCTTCATTACGATTGCACCACCACCCTGTAATAGTGTATTCAATGCGGCATGTTGACTACGAACATATATCTTTCTGCCATCAAGACCTTTCAAGAACCCACGTTCGGAGGCTTTCTGCACTCTGTCCTTAAGTATCTTAAGTGATGGTAAGTTTTTAAGGAAGGTAGTCTTAAGTTTCTTACCCTGCTTTGCACCACCCCCTGATATTGAACCTATCTTAGCATCACCTGCCCCATACAAAAATGCATAGATGAATGTCTTCGATTCATTTCTAGTTTTAAGTCCTGCTAACTCTTGGTTTCTGCTATGTATATCTCCATGTATAACCTCATCAATATACTCTTGGTCATTCATGTAATGAGCTAACACTCTTAACTCTAAACCACTAGCATCAATACCTACTAACTTATATCCATCAGGTACTGTCCAACATGAACGACACTCTTGTCCATAAGGGCTACCAGAATTTGGAATCTGTGCCATGTTAGGACTTCGGTGCGTCATTCTAGATGTGATTGTACCGTTGGGATTAACATACCCATGTACCCTGTCACCCTTGAGTTCGTCTATCCAAGAGGTGACCTGTGCTATACGCTTCTGATAAAGAAGAAAGTCTGCAATCAACTTAGCTTCTGTGATGTGTTCAATCTTTTTAAGAGTTCCCTCGTCAACAATAGGTTGACCTGTGGGTGTAAAGTTTACAGGCTTCCAACCAAAGTCAATGAGGTACTCACCTATTTGTTTACGGCTACCTAAGTTAAACTCAACAAGCTTCTGTCTCATAAATGACTCAACATTTTGTGTTGTTAAGCAGTTGTTATATTCATCATCAGTAAGACCACGCTTAGATAACTCCCCGTCTTTTCTAATGTAAGGTGTAACTAACTTATCATCTATCAGTTTAGGTTTGAATGTACTGTGTACCTCATCCTCTACCTGTAACTGTTTGACTTTGAGTTCAGCAAGTAACTCCATAGCTTTCTTAGTATCAAAGAAGAAGCCTGTCTTCTCCTGCTGTCTCATTATATAAGCAACCTTATGCTCAAGGCTGATTGAGTCTTCACTAAACATCTTACCTTCTTTGAGTAAGTAGTTGTATACAACCTCGTTAAGTCTGACATCTTGAATACAATACTCTAACATAGCAGGTGTGTACTCATCAAAACTTATAGGCTGTTCTTGTTTAGCCATACCAACACGCCAACCCCAAGCTTTTAAACTGTGTCCACTCTCACGAACAGGGTTAAATAATCTTGACATAACTAATGTATCTTCTAACTTGTGTGTTACTTTAGCACCATGTAATTTTTCTATCACTGGTATATCATAACCTATAATGTTATGACCTATAAGAACATCCGCATCTTCCAGAAACTTAATGCCTTCTGGAATCTGCGTGTTATCAAACGTGTGTACTGCCCCACCTAATTCTTTAGCTACAATACAATGTATTACAGTGGGGTCTAAGCCATCAGCTTCTATGTCAAATATTATTTTAGAACTGTTCATTGTCGAATGTTTCCTCCTCAGATACTTCAAACAATCTACCAGTATCTGCATTGTATCGGAGACCACAAGCCAATCCTGTGTCTCCAGTGTACCTAGATTTTAGTACACGCACCTTGGTGAGGTTAGCTTCTTCAGGATTACTTGCCTGTTGATTTCTTTCCAGTGCAATCACACAGTCTGATAACTGAGCAATACCTGCTGAACCTTTGAGGTGGGAAAGAGAAACCTCTATACCCTGCTCATGTCCCTTGTCACCTGATGCTCTACGTAAGTGGGATACCAGTATCATACCTACGCCTGTCTCTTCTACCAAAGACCTCAAGCGATTCATAAGCATGTCAATACCACGCCTCTCATCACCTTCAGATAACACATTAACTAACATGTGTAAGTGGTCAACGATTACCCATTTACATTCACACCCTACAATAATATATCTAAGCTTGGCAAAGATATCATCGATGTCGGTAGCACCTAAGTGTGAGTGAATGAATACTCTACCAGAAGGGATAGCCTTATCAAACAAATCCGTAAGGGCTTCGTCTGAATAATTCTTACGCTTCTCAGATAGATAGATTCTATCGTTAGCTTCAATGGATAAGATGCCGTCAGCAGTACGTAACCAGTTCTCTTCAAGGGCTACGATACCCACGTTATCCTCTGTGTTTTTGATAAGCCAGTGTTCTAATTCTCTGGTGACACTAGACTTACCAAGACCTGTACCACCTGTCAGTGTAACTAACTCACCCTTACGCATTCCATATAGCTTCTTGTTCAGTCCTTCCCAAGGGTATGCAACACTATCCTTTACTTCTCTATGTAACCAATCACTCTTTTGTGAGGACAGTTCCATGATACCTGAAGGTGTGTATGTCTTGGCGTTCCACCATGCTTGAGTAAACTCTGTGAATTTCTTCTGCTTGAGCATCTCATTAGCATCTTTGAAGCCGTTAGGGAATGACATGATTCTAGTCTTGTTAGGCTTGAGTATCTTAGCTACAGCTTTGGCGGCTTCCTTACCTGCCTTGTCATTGTCAAAGCATAAGACTACATTGTCAAAGGACTCGACAAACTCTATGCTTTCACGTACATCCTTAACTGCTGATGATGCACCACGCTTGACGGATACCACTGCCCACTTACCTTGGAACAGTTCATCCACTGCCATAGCATCACACTCACCTTCGGTAATGGTCAGATACTTACCACCTGTATTACCATGAAGCTGTTCACCGAATAATCCAGTGCCTTCAAATGTACCATTGCAAGAAAAGTTCTTGTTGTCTACGTATCTAGTCTTAGTACCTACAACCTCACTACCATTAAAGAATGGGTAGACATGTTGAGCTACGTTATTGTTTCTGTCCTTGATAATCTTGACACCATACTTGGTTGCTGTTTTTTCAGAGATACCTCTGTCGGTTAGTGCACCGTAAGAACCAGTATAGGATGTAAGGAATGTGTTGTCGGACTTGGGTTTGGATTGGTTTGTCATATTAACTACTGTGCCTCCTTTAATAATACCATCATAGTTAGGGAAGAAAGTATTACAGCTAAAACATTTAGCAGAGCCATTCTCATTGAGAGATACAGCGTCACTGCTAGAGCAATCAGGGCAGGGTAGTTTGTGTTTAATAAATTGGGTTTGTTCTTGTATCATTCTATCTCCAGTAGAAAACGGCTAGGCTTTTACACCTAGCCTGTTAAGTTATTCAGAATCAGTATCGACTACCTCTTCTTCTTCTTGTTCAACTAATGCTTCGGGGGTATCAGCAAATAACTTTTCAAGGTTACCTCTATGTGTCGCACTAGCAAAGCTCAACGCTTCCATGACTACTTCTAACTGAGACACTTTACTAATTGTAACATTAGCATTTGCCCTAGCTTGTTCATCTTCAATCTTAGCTACATCATAAGATGTAACACCATCATCATTCTTAATACTAACAATCATTTTAAAACTCCTCTCCTTCATCAAAGAACTCAGAGCCGTCCTCGGCTTTGTATTCAACGAGGTCTACGATTTGGACAGCTTGTAAGTCGAGACTTTTACCTGCCTTACCTGCATACTCCCAAGCGTATTCGTTACATTGGACTCTAACCTTAGAGCCATTACCCACAGCAAGATTAACTTCCTGTTTGTTTTGGTCAAGCAATCGAGGTGCAGACCTAACCATTCCGTTAGGACCATTTATCTTACGCTTAACTACGATAGCAGAACCTTCATCCATCTGCTTAATGGTGTGTCCACGTGCCGCAAAGTCGTTAGCTGTTGCTTCATCAACTACAAGGTTGACTGTGTACATGGGTTCAAATGTTGTATTGGGTGTTTTAATATTTGCCCAATACGCCGTTCCGTCAATAATCATATTCTTCTCCTATGATGTTGGTTAATAAATTAAGGGAGTTGTCGAGCCAACTACTCCCAGAGTTGTGGACTGAAGCCAAACCAAATAGTTTATTATTTGGAGATAGAGGGCTTAAAGTTCTTTGGTTGCTCATCGTCATGTTGCACATGTTACACCATCTCTTTGCGGATGTCAAGCATTATTTCATCTATGGAATAGAGACCTTCATCTAACAGTTTTACATAGAAAACTTTAGGGTCAAGAGTCCATCGTGCCTCATAGCCTACTTTGTTTTCGTATAGTTCTTGTGTGTGTTTAGCAATCCAATTACAGAAATATCTATACTCATCTTCTGTTAGTCTTACAAATCCTTCATCCATATTATTCTCCTGAATTTTCTTTACTATAATGTTCTTCTAACGCTGAAGCACTATCTATTATATCATAACATGCTTGATAGATTCTATCCTTTTCATTTGTTAAATGTACATTGAATCCTATAATTAGAATTACAATCAAACATATATAACCGTAGTCTTTATTCATGTGTGTCCTCAATGTATTGTTGGTTCGTCAGCATAGCCTTGGAACGCCTCAACCAATGCTTCGTTATCTATTTCTTCACGCATTTCTCTCATGTTCTCTACATCTAAACCGTCAACGTCCCATGTCTTACTATCGAACACTCGTTTAAGTGAAAGGATAGCCTCGACTGAGGGCATCATTATAACAGTATCAATAACAGAGTACACTGAGTTACCAAAAGTTTTAATGAATTCTCTGTGATTATCTATCACCACCTCAACAATATACTCATCCATGTTTAGATACCTTTATCAATTCATCAAAGGTGTCAATGTCTGGATGTTGTTTAAGATATTTCATAATCCATTTGTCTGTCATGTATGAGATGTGTAATTGTCCTTGACCAAAGGCGTGTGTCTGTTCGGGAAGTAATCCCTCAACTGTATCAACAGTAATAGTTTCCGCTTGGTCTTCAGGCAATAGGGTACGCAACCACTCAACTTGTATGGGCTTAACTTTCTTTCTAAGTTTCTTAATCTGTTTTGAATTCATATTAGTTCCAAGCTGTGAACTCCATATGAGGAGTCTCTCTGTGTCCTTCAGGCAACCAGTGTACCACACTTTCTATGTCTTGTACAGTCAACTCTGTACCTTTGGTATCTCCCATATCATCATGGGACATAATCAAAGCACGACCTGCATAGTTTCTATTGCCAATAGTAAAGTACCTATTGTCCATAAGTAACCCTTCATCATCAAGATACATATCATCTACGTTGTTAAGCCTGACTACAGTAAAAGTTCTACAATCAATCAAGTCGTATATCTCTTTGTAATTACCAGAGTACACCGCCTCTTTAATTGTTTCATCGAATGGGTTTATAAGTATCGCTTTCATATTACCTCCAAGGTTATTATATCTTTCATATCTATATCACAATCTAAATTAATAATAAGTCTCTGACCTACACTAGCCTGTGATTTTAAATTCTTAACAGACAGGCGTTTGTCACCACGCTTAGTCTTATAAAAATTAATCTGTGAAGGTGTGCCATCATAGAAGATAGCAGGTAAGCTGTGCTTATCTCCTGCTTGCATCTCTTTATAGTCTATACCTATTACACCTGTCAAAATAATGACACTTTGATTGGCATCCATAATAGATTTATGTAGCATGGTATGTGTTAAAAGAATGTCTGCCTCTAATAACTTAGCACCTGCCTCCTCAAATATATCTTCACTCTGAATACAATACTCTAGTTCTTCTCTTCTTTGTTTATAAACTCCAGTACCTTCAATGTAATCACTATAATCATTATAAGGGTCATCGCTTATACCACATAACATTTTACTCATGTTCGTTATCCTCCAAATACATCTCAGCTATTAAGTTAATCTGTTCTCTATTTAAATCAGGATACTTTTCTTTTAATTCTTTCTTGTAATGATATAACTTTTGAGAGTCACTAACCATAAGGCAAGCACCCCACATAAGAAAGATAAAGCCTGTCGTACCTAATATAACTGCAATAATTTCTAACATTAGTTATAGTCTCCTAGTAAATTATAATCTCTATCAAGAATGTGTTGGGCTATACCCCATTTATAATCAGGGTCGCCTATGTCTCCATCATATTCTCTTAAGCTACCATCGTTAAACTTAACATGCAATGTACCCCACTTCACCCAGTAATCTGACACATCATCCCAGTCAATTAATAATTCATCGAGGTCAAATGTTATAGCCGCTTCATATATAACTTCTATATACTTGGGTTTATATTCTTCCTTCTCGTATTCTTCGTTAAGCTTATCTGCTTCTTCATCAGTTAGTTTTATGTCATTCATTATTATATCTCCTATGCTGTATGAATTACAAAGCCTGACATATCCTGTCGTGCCTTACCCTTTGCTTTAAGTCCAACAACTACATTGGGCTTGTCCTTAAATCTAATATCACTGATGTCACCATCAATAACTTCCCTGCCTTTGTAATGGATAGGCATCGTGCCCTTGAATACTACTGCGATATTGTATTTAATAGTGTCAAAGTACTGAGCATACTTACTACTTGCTTCGCTGTAACTCCATGTTAGATGATAGTTTTTATACTGCTCAACCTTTCTTGTAGGTATCTTAGTATAGTCATAGAACTGTACATCAGGGAACATCTCAAAGATATTCTGTCCATCAATCTTGATATGCTCCCATTGTATGTCACTAGTACCATTGAGTCTCAAGCAAGGAAGCTTATCTTTTTTACCACAGTATCTCACAAACTTTTGTATGTCTGCAATCAGGTAAGACATGAAGATATCTCTAGCTTCTAAATACAATTTAGTCTTACGTTCTCTGGCTAACTGTATGACATTAGTGGTTTCACCCTTCTTTATAATGCCACCCCTACCTGCTGTATTAAGACAGGCTTCCTTGCACCCTGCAATATCTTGATAAGGACATATCTTTGTATTGATTGGACTCAAGTGCAGTATCGCACTTAAGTACTCAGAATATACATTCCTGCCCTTTAGAATCTTTGGGTTACTAAAACTCAATAAACTATAACTCATATTAATATCTCCTTATATCCAAAAGCTCATCAACCATACCAGATAGTATAGTTTTTAATTCTTCTAAGTCTTTTGCATTTCTGATAGTAGCTCTATAATCACCGCCTTCACCATACTGTAAAGCACCTTCTATCATATCACCCACTTCTCTTTTAATTTCAACCGTCAAATCTATATTCATATTACCTCCTTATGAATTTTCACCATAATCTTTTGCCATTCTATCTACATCTTTACTTGATAAAGGATTAGCAATAAACAATTTCTTTTGTAACCATATAATAATAAGGTCTTTCACATGCATTGTACCATTATAAAACAAATAGTCATAACTAATTTCATCAATACAATCTTCTAACAAATCATCACGTTCTGGTAGTATCCATAAGTCTACTACATCACTAGCAAGTTTAGATAACAATACTTCTTTTTCTATGTTACTCATACTAATCTCCATTATAAAAATTAAAGAGGCACTTTACTGTGATACCTAGCACATAACAACTAAGATATCAAAGGCTTACCAGTCATCAGTCTATTGAAATTCATGACTAATCTCTGGAAGAAAGTCATTGAAGTGTTGTACTCAAAGTCATCAATCACATCAAAAGTCTGTTGAGCATCCATGTCAGTAGAAATCTCAAGCACTTGCATACCTCGGTTTTCTTTACCCAAAGCAATCTTTCTTTTAAAAAACAATGGCTTAGAAGGGTTCTCACGTTGCTTGTACAATGATGTCTTACCACCATGCCAACCTACAAAAGTCTCACCCTTAGTAACCTCATAGCGTTCCTTTGCACTACGTACCCTGACAATGTTAATGCCTAATGAGTTTGCTTTGTGCCATACAGCCTTGACTGCATAAGGTGCATCACTAATTGCTGTGGTTGTCTTACTGCCTTTCTTTGAATATGTAATCTTCATAGTCTATCTCCAATGATATAAGTTAATATTAATTGAGCAGTTTTGAAGCGATGCTCACGCTTAAATTCTAGTCTGTGTAAACGAGCTTTGATACTGATTTATCTGATAAATAACAATTCAAGTCTAATGTCCTATCAATATATTTTCCTGTGTCACAATCATATTCTTTACTATGAATAATGATATCTCTTGTTGAAAATGTTGACAAATCCTGTCGCTTTTTAATTTCAATTTTAGTTACTTTATGTATATTAATTTCCATGATTACCTCCTAATTGGTTATGTCAAGTATGTAACCCAGTGTTTCCTGAAGTTCTTTATCGGCTTCCTCTAAAGCCTCTAAAGACTCAAGATAATTCATAAGTTCTTCATGTTCATTGTCATCCATAATTATCTCCTTTATGATTAATCATTCGTTGTTGTCGCTGAGAAGTGTACCGCAACCCTGTCTGGCTGTCAAGCATTTCTCTAATCTTAAGATATATTTATTATCTTAGAAAGTTTGAATAGTCCACACAGTCCCCATTTCCATAGAGCCTTTACTTAAAAAAGTGTAGTCGGATTTAAGAAACAAGTGCTTACTTTTAGAAAACTTGTGCTGATATATAAAAGACTTGTCCTCTCTAAGTGAATGTCTCTCATTAACAAAGTAACCTAACTCATTGATATACCGTTGTGCTTTTTGTAAGTTTGTGAACTGTTTCATATTACTTGACCGCCGCTATTAAGTTATCTTTCATAGTAACATTTGCAAAAAACTCTCTACCTTTTCCAGTAATGTGAGGTCTATTTGCTCCAGTTAATACACCATTTGATAAATATTCATCACCAAACATACTAGTTTCGATGTAATTTAAACGGTTACCGATGTTTTCTGCCAATTCTTTTTTACTTTTGTAGTTAAAAACTATCATTTTATTATCTCCGTTGCTTTGTTTTACAAGGAACATCCCTTGCTGACCCGACCATCATGCCCCAAGCCGAGAATCGTGTCAAGCGTTTCACTAATCTTAAGATATATTTATAATATTAAAGTAAAAGATTAAAGATAAAACAAAAAAACTATAAATTTAACATATATTTTAAATAAATACAAACTTATTTGTAAATATTGGGTGTTTTCTTACCTAAATTAGGACATTTGTGCTGTATTTTAACCTAAATACTCCCTCAACCAACCGAACAATTTAAATACGTCCCTCAACCAACCGACCCATCTTAAGCTCGAGTCTTAAATTAACCTAATTAGGTTTAATTAACCTCTTTGGAGTGGTCGACTAGAACCCCATATAAACAGCCTTCATCATTATAAAGTAACCTGTCTTCAAAGGGAACAATAGACATAAAAAAACCTTCCAAACTCTGTAGCTTGGAAGGCTTTAAGGTTAGCTATTCTCTTTAAGATACAAATCTATCTTATCGAAATAAGCCTTCGGGAGGACTTTCTTAGTGAAAAGCTCGTTTGCCTTCTTGAAAGTGAATCGCTTTTCTTTGGCAAGACCATATAAGCAACCCTGAATCTGCTTTTGCAGTCTCCAATTCATTTTATCAGTGCTTGGGTCTTTGGCAAACTTATAGCCTAATCCCTGACATTGTTTGAATGAAGCAGGGCTTTGAAGTCTTTCTTTGTCGAAAGCGTTTATATCGAATGTATTTTCCATGGTTTATCTCCTAAGATTTATGGATTGTTGAATGCCAGCAATGTAGTCTTGCAAGCGGTTAAAGTCAGATGCATCATTGCATCTAATTCCCAATGCTTCGATGCCACTTAAGAGTAAACTCAAGGTGCACATCTCGGCTGTTGAAACTGTAGAAAACTCTAAGGTTTCGTTGTTTGCATAAGTAATTAGTATCATTATTTTCTCCTTATAATTTCTTTACAAGATTAAAACATGGAGATTTTCAAGATACAAATGCTTGAGCTTTTATGAAGCTTTAGCGTAGTAAAAGGTTTTACTTGTAAACATTTGTATCTTGAAAATCTTTATGTTCTTGTAAACCAGAAATTGTTAGGAGGAAATGGTGGTGCTGATTACGCAAACAACGGAAACTTAGTAAGTTTTCAAGGTTTTAATAGTTGAGATGGGTAGCTTGAGATTTAATCGTTAGTGGGATTGGAGTGTTGGAGACATTAGATAGCCATGAGGTGTCTGACTTTAATTGCTTGGAAGGCTTTACAGTGCTGTGTGTTCAACGGTTCATAAATCTTTTTAGTTAAGCATGGGGAATACATGTTGAAAGCTTTCGAGAAAGAAAGACTTCACTGCTTCACGCATATAAAGTAATTAGGCTATAAGTTTGACAAAGACTCTCTGATATGTTATGATACTGCATCAGTGAAGGCTTTCAAGCTTGGTCTTGACAAAGAAAAGTGGTTCACTTGGGTAGACTTCAAGAGCTTTTCACTAAGAAAGTCTGGAATGTTTATCGAATAGATTTGCTTTAGCTTAGATAGCCTTGAAGTCTTCCAAGCTTCAGAGTTTGGATGACACTGATGGTCTATTGAGACCACCTCTCTCAGGTTACTAAGGGGGTGGCAGGAGACCACTCCCCCTACCCTATATATCTATAGCATGGTTACACATAATATCAGATATTGACCATTAACCAGAACTAGTTAACGCCCCGACACTAAAACCTTTAAAGTTTTATAGTCTAGGAAGTATTTATTTGAGGTGATTGTTTTGTTAGGATGGTGACAAGGGATTGTCTATATTGACCGCTGGGGGTACAATAATATTATAGCAACGAAAACTACTTTTGTCAAGCCCTAATTTAAACTTGACAATCTTTAAATACGACTGTATACTAGATTCATGGCTATACTACCAAGCATTAATCAAACAGCAACAAAAAGAGAACTGACTGAAAAGCAGAAGTCTTTCCTTACTCATCTTGTAGATACTAAAGGTGATGCAAAGAAAGCCGCAGAGCTTGCAGGTTATACCAGCCACTATCATCATGTTGTTAAGACTTTAAAGTCCGAGATACTAGAACTCACTCAAGAGATACTAGCTAACTCTGCTCCTAGAGCCGCCTTTAAAGTGGTAGAAATAATGGAGTCTACAAAGCCTGTAGTGCAAGCGGCTAATAAACTGAGTGCGGCACAGACTTTACTAGATAGGGTAGGGGTAAGTAAGGTAGATAAGATAGATAT